TTAGATCCTTGGAGGTGTTATATCAGTCTGATACATATATTTTCCGTCACGATCCTTGTAAGAAGTATCGCACTCTTCATCACTTTCAAAAAACAATACCTGTGCCACACCCTCATTAACATAAATCTTTGCCGGTAGCGGTGTAGTGTTAGAAAGCTCCAGAGTTATACAGCCTTCCCATTCTGGTTCAAGTGGTGTGACATTAACGATAATACCGCAACGTGCATAAGTGGATTTACCCAGACACACAGTAAGGACATTGCGCGGGATACGGAAATATTCCACTGAACGCGCCAAAGCAAACGAGTTAGGCGGAATGATGCAAAATTCATCAGTAACAGTTACAAAATTACGCGTATCAAAATTTTTCGGGTCAATAATGGTTCTGTTGATACTAGTAAAAACTACGCATCCACGTGCGCAGCGAATATCGTAGCCATAGCTGGAAGTACCATACGATATAATTTTTTCACCGTTTAACTGTTTAATCTGATTAGGTTCAAACGGCTTAATCATTCTGTGCTCTTCACTCATACGGCGTATCCATTTGTCTGACTTAATACTCATTTCATATCCTTTAAATTATAAAGCTAGCATATGCTGGCTAGTTATTGTTTATCTGGTTCAGGTTTTTTCGTCGTGTCTGGTATTGGAGGGGGTCATCAAAATGATGATCCCTATTATTTAGTAGCTAGTTTCAATTTAATATTTAGCGTTGAAGTTAATCATCATAAGGTATGTAAACGTCTATTTTATCTTGAGTCTTTTTAACCCTTCTTGGTTGATTGGGGTACTTATTTTGCACACGTTTAAATGATGAAAAATACCAAATTACCTCATAATACATATCTTTACCCACTTCTAAAACAGAGGCGACAATAAAACGCAAATGATGAAATTCAGGAATTTCTTGTCTGCTCACTTCCTCAAAATTATCAAGTAAAAAGATAATTTCTGATCTCGTTAAGTCTTCCTCTTTAATTAATTTCTCTACAATTCGCTCTTTTCTATTATCAATAGCCATATTTGAATTCTCCAAAATAAAAGCCAGCTAGGTGCTGGCTATGTCTTATCTGTATTATTTAAAACGGGATATCGTCCTCAATATCATCTATTGGTGGGGTTGTTGGTGTTTGTTGAGGTGGTTGCCGGCGTGGTGCCTCTGGCGGTGGGTTCGATGATGTAGGTGGTGCAGCGTTATTATTGCCGGAATCAAAACCATCATTACGATTACCCAGCATTTTCATTTCGTTGCCAATAATATCGTATGCGGTGCGTTCGATACCATCTTTACCGGTATATTTACGGCTCTGAATTTTGCCCTCAATAAACACCTGGCTACCTTTACGTAAATACTGACCGGCTATTTCGCCCAATTTACCAAACAGAGTAATATTATGCCATTCAGTACGTGTCTGGCGCTCTCCATTACGGTCACGCCACTGCTCATCAGTAGCTAGCGAGAAATTCGTTATAGCGTCGCCATTGGGCATATATCGTGTTTCAGGGTCGCGCCCAAGGCGACCAATTAGAATTACTTTATTAACAGACATAATGAAATCCTTTTATGCGACCTGTTTTAGCAGCAAGTCATAATATTCCTGGCAAATTTCTACTTTTTCTTTAATCTTTTCGATTATTTTTTCATCTCTTGTTACCGTAACCGTTGTTAACCTCTTAGCGATAGGAATATCTTCAACCGCATCAATCAACATGGCCGGATTATCGTAAGTACCCAGCAGATTTTCAGGGCAGGGGAATAGCCAAAAATCTATATCAGCTTTATCACAATCAAATAGCCACATATAACCCTGCATCTGATAGATATATCCTGCTTTTTCTGCCTTTTTTTGCGCCTCTTCAATAAAAAACGGGTGAGTGCCTATATCCCAAGAACATTTTGTATCAATAATAAAACGTTCTTTAGGGTCATAAATATCACATTCACCTGTGATCCAGTCATTTTCTAAGCGCGTCTCATTTTTTGTATATTTTTTACAGCGATGCAGCCCGCTTGCCTGAATTGCCGTATTTTCAAGAGCCTTTCCCTTTTCCGTTTCCTTACTGCCTTGGAATTTAGTAAAGTCGAATAAAGATTCTTTGGCTAAATTCATTAAACAGGATTTAGCTGTATCTGAAAGCGGACTGCTTTTAGTTCTGCTATCGCCAATGATCTGGCTAATCATTGAGCACCGTATTTTTAAATTTCCCATATTAAAGCTCCTCAATAATTGCCCGTTGTTCAGGTGTAAATTCATATTTACCGTTTAGGACTTCAGCTTTTTCAATCTCTCCGGTCGTGATGTTATCAATGATTTTTTTCATTAATTCATCATCTACCGGCATCGACAGGTCAAGGACGCCAGTTTGATTGTCCAGATAGTCAAAGTTTTCTTCAGTTACATTTTCAATTACAGACTGATCAGATAAAACAGCTTTTTGCATTTCAATAGACAAGGGTGCTTGTCTTGATAACAGTAATTTGGTTACTGTTTTTAAAGCCATTTGCTCGTAATTATCAGCCCACACTCCGGAATTTTTTCTGTATGACTGGCTGTAACGTTTGGCATGCTTGTCAATTTGTTCTCTTGACATATACAGCTCAGCAGTAAAGCCGTTGATTAGCTTGAAGTAAGCATAAAACCCGATTGGCTGTTCTTTTTCGTCCGGATCAATCGACCAGTTAAATTTGAATCCTTTGATAAGATCTTTTTCTATCAACTGATCCTTATAAACAGGAAGAGATACCAGTCGTTCAAATTGCCCGGAACGCTGCGCAAGCTGAATAAATCCCTTGTAACCCAATTGGAACTGGGCTTCAACGTGCCCTGTTTTAGAGTTCTTATAAGGTACCAAGTACGCAAAACCGAGATTATTATTAATTGGCAGGTTAAGCGTTGCGGCCATACATGCCGCATTGAAAATTGACATGGGTTCGGCATTAAGCAGCATTGGATTACTGTTAACAATCTGCATGATTGATGTTGCAAAGCTTGCAGAGTTTTTATCTACCAGCTCTTGTATTTTTTTCTGTGTGGCAGGCAATTGCAGAAATGCCTTGATATTAATTGCTTTTTGTACGGCAGGACTATTACTCATTATTAATTCTCCAAAAAAAACCAGCTATTTAGCTGGCTGGGAATCGTTCGTTTAAAAATTTAATTATTTGCTTATGTTATGGCCGCTTACGGCGGCTAGTCGGCACATTCAACTGGCAAGGCAAGCCAGTCATGTGCTGCACGCTGTTACTTCCGCCACCTGCGTGCTGGGCGGTGTTATAACCGAATAAGCCTATAATCATTTAAGCTCTGCATCACCTTTCATGCGTTCGCTATCACTCATGCGCGCATATGTATCAGCTATCCGTTTTACTTCCAGATCTGCCTGATATTCTTTCTGCTGCATTTGTCTTGCTGTATAACTGCGTTGCATCTCTAATTGCTCCTTATCAGACAAAGCAGGGGATACTGAAAGAGAAGCAGACATTAAAAAAACTGCAATAAATGCAGTTATAGAATTTTTAATCATGTACAACTCCCTCATTGTTGCTGTTACATGGGTTAATTTATTGAGTAGGGATATCTTTAAATCGGAAGTATTTCATTTTTGGTTTGTCTGTTTTTTCATTGATAATGACTTGGCCTTTTTCGTTTTTCACTCTGTCTAATTTAGCAATGTATAAACACCTGACCTCTGGGTCCGATTTTGCTAATTCAATAAACTCTAAACACTGTTCTTCAGATGAAAACTTTGGAGATATCTTATACGCCCCAGTATCTTTCTTAAACGCCCGCATTGCTGTTTCATCTGATATTTTGTATTGGCAACATCTATACTTTCTGGTTCTTTCTTTTTGTAATGATTTTCCATATACAGCAAACATATACCACCTCTATAGCTAATAAAAAAGCCAGCTAATGCTGGCATGTCTACTAATCCACACAAGCACACTTGTTTAAATGTGCTTGGATTGATTAGCTTAGGCTCGAAATTAAAGCCCACTGTTCAGTGAGCTTTTTTGTATTCCTCTTCTAAGGCTTTGGTTATTAGATCTATGTCTTTTATTAAGTCCTCACGAGTTCCATAAAGCTGGAAGTTCTTTAATAATCTTTGGTGAAAAGTATCTTTATAGTCAAAATTTGTAGATACGCTGTCAAGCGGACTTCCATCCATATTCATACTAAACCATACTTTTGCTCCTGGCTCAGGTTCAGATGTCAAATAGTTTAATTGTTCTTTATGCGATTTGTAGAAGTCCTTTACGAATTCAGCAGCCCTTACAACATCCTCTTTGGTTGGATAAACTCTATGCAGGGCAAGCCATCTTTTTTCAAAATCTTTACCTTCCCACTTAAATAATGAATAAAGTAGGGTTTGCCTAATATGCAAATAAAAGTATTCTTGCCCTAACTCAGGAGCCTCTACTAAATAATTAACTTGTCCACTCATTTCAAATTCCTTTTTATTGCAGGTTATAAACCTCAATTTAAAAGCCAGCGGTTAGCTGGCTTGGATTAGCGATAACGGTTGTCACTGCTTGGCTTTGACAACAGGATTAGATTTTTTTAAATTCATACTCTATTGTTTCACCAATAAACAATACGTACAGTTTTTCAAGCGTGCTTAATTCTCTGGGTAAATCGTTGTAGCCTAAAAGCTGTGCGGCCGCTGCATGAGCAGGATAGGCAAGGCAGTTAATTTCTTCGCTATCTTTCTCTTGTATCGCCCTAAACCATCGTTTAATGGTGTCTATATCCAAGTTATCGAAATTCTGATACAGTTTAAAATACTCTTGGTATATGGTTTTAGTCGCCTGAGCACGGGCGCCGGCTTGGGAGACAATTAAAACAAATATCAGGATAGCGCTTACTGAGCCAATAATCACAATGTTAGATGTGCCGGTTATTGCGATGATAGCCAAAACCATCAGAATAAATAATATTAGCTTATCAAGTCGTGAATAAAATTTATTCATGAATTTTTCAAAATAATATGAATAAACTATATTAAATCTTAAATCTTGCTCATTTTGTTTGCGTGTTTCGATAGTATCCATTTGTCCTTGCTCCATTAAAAAAAGCCAGCTTTTTAGCTGGCTTTGTTCGCCTCATAGTTGAATTGTTAAAATTTCGATTGATTTATTTTCTTCAGCTTGCCTGATAATGTCCGTAATACCACGTTTATAACTATCTATAAATGCTATAAGCAGGACATTTTTAACGCTCACCCTGTTAGTATTGCCATACAATGCATAGTCTAGCATTTTGGTATTTCTAACATGCCCGGAATCATGATGATTCCTATTAAAATCTGCCTTAAATGTTTTAATAGGAATATCGTTGATTTTAGCCCATTCTCGCGCCATGTATACCGCTCCATAATTATCGCCCGGATTGATTAGGATATTAAAGGGAGTATCGGCATTCAGCGCATTTAATACCTTAATCACCTTAGAACGGTAATCATCGCCTAAAACATTACGACCGCCACACACAATTACATTCATGGTTTAGCCTGTTCGTAGTTGTCAAACTCGTACTGAAGCGGATAGGTTGACGGTACCAGCGCTATCAAATCATAGTATCCGGTAGGTTCTGGGTTGGTTGTATTTTCATTCCAACTATTAATAACCCTATTCATTTTTTTAACCTATTAAAAAAGCCAGCTAATAGCTGGCTTGTTTTTTACAGAATTAAATAATAAGCATTATTAAATGCATCTGTATTTATTTACACAGATATAGTCTTTTAAACTCTTAACCTCGGCTATCTGATTATTCCTGACAACTAATAACCAGCGTCCGTTTTGATTAATGTTAGGTAATACAGGCAGGTTATCGATTGGATTAACGACGCCGCCTAATAGTTCAATTGCCTCATCAAAATCTTTGGCTAAAATATCCTGATATCTATATACATTAAATCTAGTATAGAGTTTTTTATACACGGAATGAAATGTATTGGCGGTTTCGGCAACGTTATCAAGTACAGCTTGTCTAATCAAATATTGCTGCCGTTTATTTAATGTTAGAGAGTAGCTGCCTGTTTTACGGATAGAGGGTAGGACTTCTTCAAATACCCAATTTTGAAAATCGATAGCTTCTTTTTTGTTGCTACGAAAAATAACTCTGTATAAATTAGCCTCATCAATGAAAATCAACTCTTGTTTTCCGCCTTTCGTTTGGGTGTACATTTTATGTATACCCTTTTCTGAGAAGTTAAAACGATTGGAGTGAGCATTTTTGATATTCAAGGCATTTGCTACATCTGTTAAGCAAAATAATGGCTCATTATTTTTAAGCTCAATGCGGATATTTGAATTTTTGAATTGGTACGCAATTAGATTAGACACTGTATTGCTCCTTGCTGGTTAGATATTTAAACTCATCTCACCAATTTCCTACGTTGGTGGACAAGAACATACAGGGTAGGAAACTGCCCAACAAGGACGCAGCCAACCTTACGGTTGCCTATATGTCTTGCCCATATGAAGCAATACAACAAAATAACCATATTAATGGTTATTTTTGCCTTATTGGAAAATCAGGTTCCTACGCCTGACAGCTCTATTGAAAGCTGCACAATCATATTAACTTGTTTAAATTTCATTTTCAACCTTTAAAAATAAAGCCAGCGAAAAAGCTGGCTTGTGTTGCTACATTGTTAATTATTCATATGCTGTGATAACTAAATCAATCGTCATCACTTTCATTACTATCAACTATATAAATTGTTAGTTTTTTTACTTCTTTATCTTTTTTCTCTTCTACCCTAGCTATAGCAACATCATAATTATCTCTTTCAACAAAATCATCAGAATCTCTTTTTTGCTCTATTAAGGATGAAATTTCCTTTTCATAAGTATTTATAGCCTCCATGCCATCTCTTAGTACCAGAGGGTCGGCGTTTAGACATCCTGTTTGATATAAAACACTATAGAAGAGTTCATCTTTTATTTTATTTGGTTTTGTAATAGGAATGATATGTGCTTCTTTGAACATCGGGTCATATACAAATGGTTTTTTACCAACATAACCGCCAGCAGGAGCTTTCGCATTCACTTCACCGCAAACATATATCTCTTTGTTGTGGGTATTTAAAACCTTTTCAACTTTATAAAACTTGGCTGAATCAGGATCTTTCAATAAATCTCTAACCGCCTCTTTTGCTACCGCGATGGGTTTGAAATGCTTGAAATAAGCTACTGTACCGGCAATCAGCACAATTGCAGCGACTACAGCAGCCAAAATCAGATACAGTTTTTTATTGCTCTGTTTTGTCTTTGTTGGTGCTAATGGCTTAGCTTCTTCTGCTTTTCCTGGTTCTGGTTCCGGTTTTGGTTCGGACGGAGGGGCTAAAAGTTCCGGATATTCGGCAAATAAACGTGTATTGTATTGTTTGCGCGCCTCTACATCTAAAAGATTTAGTTTACATAGTTTTAAATCCTCTAAAGTAATTGTCTGTTGTTGCGCCGCCTTTTTCATTGCGTTAGCGATATCTGATTGCGAGGCGGTAGGCTTTAAGTTCAATAATTCATATAAATTTTTAAAGTCCATTATTTATTCCTTTGCTGGGTAATGAAATGTTAGCACAGCACCCGATAAAGGTTAAATAATAGACTTTTAAACTAGGTATCTAATGTCTTAACCTGTAATTGTGATATCTACGGGTTCCCAAATTGTCTCTTCGCTACAAGAAATCCAATCAGTGCTAATGTCTCCAAATATCATTTCAGAGTCAGGAGAAGTTTTAATAACTGTCCCTGTATTTTTGGAAAAAAACAAGACGACTATTCCGTCGATAAGGCTTCTGCGAGCAACCGGATATTGAATATCATCCTTAGAATGCTCAGTAACTTCCATCATAACTAACTCCTTTCAAATATATCTAAGTGATAGCAGTGTTTAAATTGACTGCTACGAGTTTAAAAACTAAAGCGCACTTACCATTGATAAATGCGCTACGATTTTTAAACTCATTAAAAAGATCAATAAACAATACATTTTGCTATCAACTTATGAAGCGTGGCGACCTAGCCTGTATTTCCTTTTGCTTCCTTTCCCCAGTTCTTTTTCATACTGAGGTCATCGGTGTCTGTGCTTGTTCGATGGTTTAATTATACCTAAGGTAAATAAAAGTGCAATAAAAAATAGTCTAAAGGTTTAAATTTTTACATTGGTTTTGTACCAGATTTGCTACTATTTAAGAAAATACTGTGGTGGATTTTTCACAAATTAATTAATATTCAATTGATTTTTAAGAAAAATCCTTTTAGGTTTAATTTTTAATACACATAAAAAAAGCGCACCCTAAAAGGTTGCACTTTTTTGAAAGAAAAATATTTTAGAAGCGGCGTAAAGACCAAACCCTTTTTACTTTAGCTAATACTTGTAAATTTGCTTTATCTTTAACTGCTATTTTTTGACTTGAGTATTTATCATTATCATTAATAATATGTATTTCGTCGAAAACCATTTGTAATCTTCTTATCCTGATATTTGATGAACCTGATAACAGATATACGCCATCATTTATAAATTCTTTTACTGAAGTATCTACAAATAAAACATCGCTCTCATTCAGTGTGGGATACATGTTATCGCCAAAAACAGTAACAAGGGCAATGTCATCTAGTTTTAAACCAAGAAGGTGTGTAACCGCCCAATTTCGATCTATATCTAGGAGTTTAATACTCTGGTTATTGATATCCGAGGATTTATAAATTAAGTGCTTCTCAATATCTAATAGCCGAAATTGCACGGTCTCTGCTATATCATGCTCTTGCTTAATCTGATAAGCAGGTGTTTTGGTGAGTCCTGATTGAATAGAATATTTAATAAACTCACCCTCCTTTACCGGCTGATCAAACCACCCGCGCTCAAATCCTAGCAGTTGTTCAATTTGTCTGATTGCCTTTGTTACCTGATGCCAGGATATCCTATTTTCGTCATCTGTTTTTAAACTATTAATCCAATCTTGTATTAATACAGCGTGTGAATTAATAACCTCAGCTAAATTAGTTTGTCCGTATCTTTGCACAAGCATTTCCAGCCGCTCTGCATATGTTTCTTGTATTGTTTTCATTGGATTGCTTTCAAAATCATGCCAGAGAGCGGAGTATAAAAACTAATACAGTGAAAATACGTATACAATAAATTTATTTGCGAGGTGATACAAAAATTAATAACAGTTAACTAAATAAATGCAGACCACCAAAAAATACGGCCAATTATACTGATATCTTCCAGGTTAACTTCTTCATCAGGGTAGGCATTAGTGTTATAACTTTGGAGTAAAACACTGTTACTGGATTTTTTTCTTAAAATTCTAATTTTCAAAAGTCCATTATGATTTATAGCGTACAGCATATCATCGCGAAGAATTTTATCCTCGCAATTTATGCCAACAGTCGCACCATTAGGAATTGCGGGCTCCATGCTGTTACCATCTGCTAAAATACAAATAGCATACGACGGATTAATATTATTTTTGCTAAGTGCAAGACGCGAAAACCGCAATTTTTGATTGTTGTAATTCTGAATATCTTCTGCAAAGCCATTATTAGCTTTAAGTCGAATGTCAGTATAAAAGGGTAATTCAACTTCATTTTTATTTAACGGGATAGTTGCATCAGCTGATTCAATTAATCCGATAGACGACTGAATATTATTTATATTGTTTGAATCACCTGCATTTTTAATTTGTGTTTCTTGGTCATTGATTTTTGTTATAGGAATATCAAACCAGCCAATACCAAGTTCAAGTGTTCTCTCAATATTTAACGCCAATGCATCTCCAATTGGCTTGCGTTCTTTTACTAGAGCATTTACTTGAGCATTTGATCTATTTATTGCTTGTGCAAATTTAGTCTGGCTCCCTCCGAAATCCCTTTCAATTAAATATAAAAGTCGTTTAGTTCTATTATCCATTGGTAATCCATTTAATCTAAAGAGCAAATTATACATTGTTTACCATTGATAAACATCTATAAGTTTATTTTCCTTTTATTTAAACCTTTAGTTTACTTTTTTAAAAAAATTCATTATTATTTTAATCTAAAGTATATTTGTATTAGACTATGAGGTATATAAATGGAACTTAAAACCTATCTTTCCAAAGAACGTGGTCGAAGTAGCAAGATGGCGAGAGCTTTAAATAAAAGCCCTGGATTTATAACGATGATAGCAAACGGAAGAAAGGCAGTTCCTCCTAAACAGGCTGTAATCATTGAGAAATACACCAGCGGACTAGTGACAAGAAAAGATTTGCGCCCGTTAGATTACGCCAAGTTCTGGCCTGAATTAGCTGATTAAAAAGGATTAATAATGAATTCTCAATCAGAACAAATTCTGAAATACCTACAGGCGGGTAACGCTTTAACGCCCTTAGAAGCCTTGCGCAAATTTAATTGCCTGAGACTAGGTGCGCGTATCTACGATTTACGACAGAAAGGCTATGTCATTAATTCATTAATCATAAAAGATGACATATCAGGGAAACGATACGCCCGTTATTCACTGGTTAGTTTAAATTAAGGTGAAATATGAGTATTAAATTAATGTCCAAGGCATGGGAACTGGATTTATCGCAAGGTGAAAAGCTGGTTTTATTAGCCTTGTGCGACCATGCGAATGATGATGGCGTTTGCTATCCAAGTCAGGCATTTCTGGCAAGCAAATGCAGCATGAGTTACCGCTCTGTAATTAATCAAATTAAGCGGCTTGAAAGCTACGGTATTTTAACGTCTGAACGCAGGCAAAAAGCTGGTAGCAGACAGAGTAACTCATACACAATCAATTTGAATAATTATAAAAGCCAATGTGAAAATTCTGCACATGCAAATTTTGCACATGCAAATTCTGCACCTACCAATGTGCAAAATACGACAGAGTTATGTGCAAATTCTGCACATTCCTTTAAAGAAGAACCATCAATTAACCATCAATTAGAACCATCAGATATTAGTGACGGGGTTACACCCGCGTCACAGGCAGGGTTGCCACAAAAGAAAACAGCGCAGAAAAAATCGCAGGCTAACCCTGACAATGTTGTTTGTTGGGAATCATACGCAAGAGCCTATCGCAATCGGTACGGGGTGCTGCCAGCCGCCAATCAAAAAACCCGAGGGCAGGTCGCAACGCTGGTTAAGTACGTTGGTAAGGAGGTTGCGCCATCTCTGGCTGAATATTTTCTATCGCACAACGGGAGCTGGTTTGTGCAATGCCGACATGAATTTGGATGTTTACTCAAATCCTATCAGCAGGTGTTGACGGACATGCAGAGAGGTGAGCAGATGACGCAAATCAAGGCTAGGCAAACTGAGAGCACGCAAAGCAATTATGAGGCTGCCAAGAGCGCGCTAGCCAAACTGCGAGCAAAAGGGGTGGCGTAATGAAAGATGAAAAAATCATGCAGGCAATTGCCGTGACCGCGGAGCTAACTGGCACGCAATTATCTGGTGACGCTATGTTTGTGATGACTGAAGACCTGCTGGCTTATCCGCTGGATAAAGTTTTAATCGCACTAGAACGCTGTCGACGAGAGCTAAAGGGCAGATTAACACTGGCAGCAATACTGGAACGCATAGACGATGGCTGGCAATCCGCAGAAGAAGCATTTAACACCTTGGTTGCAGGCTGGGAGAACGAACACCTGTCTATCCTAACAACTCACACAGCTATGCATGCAGCAGAAAGCGCATCAGCACTATTCAACGCAGGAGACAAATACCGTGCAGGGCTTGCGTTCAAAACCGCATATGAGCGCATAGTTAGCGAGAAAAAGGCAAAAGGTATACAGTCAGATTGGTACGTTAGCGCAGGGCTTGATAAAGAACAGTTAGCGCAACTAGTCACGGAAGCAGTGGCAACTGGGAAAATTGCAAGCGATTACGCCTTGGCTTTATTACCAGCTGGCGAAAATCGCACGAAAATTGAAGCCATAAACCTTCTAACTGGTAATCAAAAAAATGAAGCCATAAAGCTTCTAACCAATGAGCAAAAAATTGAAGCCGGAAATCTTCTAACCGATAAACAAAAACAAGATGGCAAAGCTCAGTTAGCGAATTTGCTTAATTTGGTAACCAGAAAATGCGCGATGAGTTAATGAGGGGAATATCGTGGCAAACAGTAAGCATAAAACAATCAAACGTAAATGCCGCTGGTGTAGTTCGGTATTTGAAAAACAGCGCCCTCTGCAGGTTGTTTGCAGTCCCGCATGCGCAATAGCACTGAGCAAGAAAAAACGCGAGACAGACGGCAGAAAAGCACAGGCTGCAGCAAAACGCAAAGAACGGGCGATTATTAAAGCGCGCAAGCATGCATTAGAGACTATCCCGCAGCTTACTAAACGGGCACAAGCGGCATTTAATGCCTATATCAGATTAAGGGATAGATATTTGCCGTGCATTAGTTGTGGCAATCCGTTGCCTGATAAACCTAATGGCTACGACGCCGGGCATTATCGTTCTGTTGGATCAGCACCAAACTTACGATTTGATGAAAATAACTGTCATGGACAGTGTAAGCATTGCAACAATTATTTAAGCGGTAACCATGTTAATTATCGCATTGGCTTAATTACCCGTATAGGACAGGCGGCTGTTGATAATTTAGAAACCGATAACACACCAAGGCACTACACAAAGGACGAATTACGAGAGCTTAGAAAGCTATATGAAACAAAGAGGCGTGCATTGCTATGACTGAAAGAATCAAACGTCTAATTAATCGAAAAAATAAACGGGATGTAATGACATTCATCTGGAACTCTGTCGGCTCATTGCTAGATGTTAATGAATGTATCGTTATTGAAGTCCGCAAGATAAAACGCTCAGATGAGCAAAACTCAAAACTCCACGCAATGCTTGGAGACATTGCCAAACAGAAAACATTCGCAGGTAAACAGCGCAGCATTGAGGAATGGAAAGCCATATTTGTTAGCGGACATGCAATGGCTACTGATCGGGATGTTGAGATGGTAATCGGGCTGGAGGGTGAAGTTATTAACTTGCGCGAATCAACAGCCAAAATGAGTGTTTCACGGGCTAATAGTCTGATTGAATACATCAGCGCATGGGCTGCTGATAATGATGTCAAATTCATGGAACATCGAAAATTTGCAGGATGGATAAAATGATTAGTAAGGCTGAGATGGATATAGCTGAAGATATATTGAGAATCTATGAGCTACGTAATCGTGACAGAAAAGCACGGGGACATTGTTTAAGTGTTGAATGGCGGTATAAAAACAACTCAATAGTAAAGCTGGAGGCTGTATCAACTGATTGGTTACGCTATAAACCAGAAGTCTTTGATATGGTCGATGATGTTCTGCATACTTTAGCTGAAAATAACAGGGAATCGCTTAATGTTATTCAGATAGAATATGGTTACATTAGTAAATATTATAAAAAACCATCAACACCCGCATTGTGTAAGAACAGGCGCAGACGATACAACGACACAAGCTGGGCATACAAGGTTGAGAAGGCATTGAATGATTTTTGGATACTAATGCAGAAACATAATAAATTTATTCACTATTTTATTAAATAACTATTGCATATGGCTGATAATAATAGTATATTTAACCCACAATCTAAAGTTGGGCTTTTAATTATCAGCATATTGTCACTGTTGAGTTCGAATGTTGCCACGCCGGTATCTACAGGCGTGCAAAATTGACAGAAAAAAAAGGTAATTAAAATGACTTTACAGTAAAGCGTAACCAATCTTTTAATATAACCAGCCAAAAAGGCTGGTTTTTGCTATGTTCAGCAATCAAGTTGTTCAGGATTAATTCCTAGTGCAGTAGCTAGCTTATTTCTTGTGGTTTTGCGTGGGTTATTTGATGTTTCTAGCTGGGAATAGGCAGCCTGAGATATCCCTAACTTTCTGGCGCATTCTTCCTGAGTAAGCTGTAAGTATTCACGCCATGCACGGGCTGGTGTGATATCTTTGTCAAACATCGAATTGACTACTTGGCTGGGTACGCCCTCTGCCAGATTAATTTTAGATTGCTTGGTTAGTTGTAAATACTCTTCAAAGGGCACTAGAACGTATTCAGGTGCTCCTGAGCGGTTTTTGATAATTTGGTGATTAGTATGTGCGATCATCTCGTTTTTTTACCTCTTCGATAGAGACGATACTAATATCGCCATCGTAATTAAACAGTACGCGGTAATTACCAACCCTTAAGCGGTAATCGTACAAATGATTACTGAGCTTTTTAACATTAATGCAATCAGGCATACCGGCAAGCATATCGATTTTCTCTCGGATAGCTTTCTGCGTAGGAATTTTCCGTAGTTGCTTGATCGCTTTAGGTTGGTAAATTATCTTGTTCATAAGGTTATTATAAGATTAATATAAGATTTTTGCAATAAATTATAAGATATATAGAATTATTTATAGCGGGTTGGCTAATAGCTAATCCGCTTTTTTGTTGGTGTATGCATATTAACCAGCAAAAAGAGACAAGCCTAACGCGCGCGTGGGCTTTTTTTATTGGAGATAAGTATGACAAAGCAACAAGAAATCAAAGCCGCATTTTGTAAAGGGCTGGAAGCGGTTTTGCTTAATTGCGAAGAAGCCGAAGCTATGCTTGAAGTAATAAATGGTTACATTGACGAGTTAAATAATTTTATCGATGGAATACTTGCTGAGCCTGCTAATAATGGCGATGTTGATCTATTAGATGGTAATTTCGATGATAGTGCAGCTTATGTTGATTACGCATGTGCAGATAATAATGACACTATTTTAATTACAGCACATCAAGGTAGCGAATCTGTAAGGCTGGCGGCAATTAAACGTGGTAATGCAGGTGCTTTTACAGAGTTTATTCACATAGGCTCTGCTGAAAGTATTACTGTAAACGGCGCAAAAGATATTGAAAAAGCATTATTCAAAATGTTAGAAGCACCAGCACTGATAACAATTCTTTATAGGCTTATTTGTCAATCACATAGCATGGCATTTAATAACCTAGATTATGGCGACAAGCTTTTCGCCATGATTAATGGTACAGATAAGGCTAAGATTACTAGTATACCTAACGCTATTAAGCGCTTTAAGCCTACAGAAGCGAAAGTAGCTGCTTTTAAATCAATAGAAGAATCACTAAATCAATTTTGTGAACACTTTAATGTACTGGCCATATTAGATGGTAATCAGTTTTCTATTGAGCGGAGTAATGAAATGCCAGATGAGCTTTTACTAGTAGTTGAATATCTAAATCAAAACGCAAGGAAAGAAACGCTAGTCAAGTTTAAAACTCAGAATGGCGCTTACCCGGTTACTGTAGAGTACGGGGAAGATGATCCGGTAATTGTCCCTAATGAAAGTATGTTAGGAAATAGTTTCTTCTCTTTAATGCATACGAAACTACCCTACCATACGGCATAAGGTAGGAATCATGAAAATACCAACCTACAAAAGCAGCTTACCCGAATTTAACGGCTCATCAGCTACGGTATTTAAAGACAAGCCCGGCGCCACTAAGCGGATACGTGGTGCCCAGTGGCAGAACATAAAGCAAAGGGTAATGATCAGGGACGGATTTAGTTGTCAACTATGTGGTCGTACTGGTGGCAGTTTACAGGTGGACCACATAATCCCGCTTGAACAAGGCGGAAGTAACAATGACAGTAATCTACAGGTGTTATGTGTTGACTGTCACAAGCAGAAGACAACGGATGAGTTAAGGGAGCGATACAAGCGCGGATGGTAAGGTGTAAAGGCAAGCGTGTCTAATGAAACGATTACATGTTGAAATAGTAACATAATGTAACTAATATTCAATTTGAATAGGTAGGGGCGGGTCGAAAGTTCAGAGGAGACACCGCGCCGACACCGCGCGTCCCCTCATTTGTAAAAAAATTCCCCCTAATATTTATTGTTAACCGTTAAAAACTGCTCAAAAAATAGGCAATTTACCATGTTATTAAATGACAAACAGGAATTATTTGCACGGAATATGGCGGCTGGGCAGAATCAGAAGGAATCTTGTATTAATGCGGGTTACAGTGAAAATGGAGCAGCGGCAGCAGCCAGCCGTTTAATGAAAATTCCGGAGATTTTAGCCCGCATTGAAGAGTTACGAGCACAACCGGAGGGACTTAACAAAACACTTAACAAAGATGTTAATAATGTTAACAAGGCTGTTAAGTCTGCGTCTGCTAATCCTCCTGTTCAGACGGTGCCAGATAATGACCCAATGCTGTTTTTACAAAGTGTGATAAATGATGAGCGCTGGCCGCCTAAGTTACGGGTCGATGCTGCCAAAGCATTAATGCCCTATGTGCACGCTCGCATTGGTGAGGCCGGTAAAAAGGAAACGGCACTGGATGCTGCCATCGAACAATCCCGCGCCGGCGGGTTGTCTGCCCGTCTAGAACAAAAAAGGCAACTAAAAAAGGTTAAATAAATGGCTGAATGGGTAACAGCCTGCCCTGACTGGGAAGAGCGGATTGTTAACCGTCAATCATTAATACCGGAGCCGCTTTTCTCTGATGTGGCAGAAATAGCGATAGAGGTTTTCGGTAGTCTGATAGTGCCGGATATGGACGGATTACCCAGAATGCGCGATGTCATGCCGCAATGGGTATTTGAATTTGTCGGGGCAATTTTTGGTGCGTTGGACATAGAGACAAAACGGCGACTGATTAAAAAATTTTTCCTGCTAATCAGCAAAAAAAACGCTAAATCAACTATTGCCGCCGGAATTATGATAACCGCGCTGGAATTAAACGAGCGCCACCTTGTCGAAGCTATTATTCTGGCTCCCACTAAAGAGGTGGCTGATAATTCCTTTAAACCGGCAGCCGGCATGATTGAATTTGATACTGAAATTCGCGAACGGTACCGGATATCCAAGCACACAAGGACAATAACCCATTTAGCGACTGAATCAACGCTTAAAGTTATTGCTGCAGATGATAAAGCTGCTGGCGGCTCAAAGGCGGCTTTTGTTCTGATAGATGAGCTGCATTTATTTGGCGACATTGCTAATGCGGAATCCATCATTAAAGAGGCTACCGGCGGCCTGATGTCTAAGCCTGACGGGTTTTTAATCATGCTGTCAACGCAGTCCAAAAAACCGCCAGCAGGTGTATTCAAAACCGAGCTTGAATATGCGCGAATGGTTAGAGACGGCCGAACAGCAGACGGGAAAGAATTCAGTGATAACACCTACCTGTCGGTTTTATATGAATTTCCGCAGTCGTTTATTAAGTCGGGAGCCTATAAAAAGCAAGAAAACTTCTATATCACCAATCCGAGTATCGGCTATTCAGTAGACGAGGTTACTTTAATCGGTGAATACCGGCAGGCAGAAGCCAAAGGCGAACAGGCATTAATCGAATTTGAGGCTAAACACCTGAATAAAGAAGTTGGCCTGAATTTGCGTTCTGACCGCTGGAGCGGTGCCGATTACTGGCTGGCGCAAACTGATGACACATTAACCCTTGATAGCCTGCTTGAACGCTGTGAAGTGGTGGTAATTGGTCTTGATGGCGGGGGGAATGATGATTTGTTTGGATTATCGGTCGTGGGACGCGAAAAAAACACCCAGCACTGGCTGTCGTGGAGCTATGCATGGGCTAATCCGCCGGTACTGCATAACCGTAAGGAAATACTGCCGGAGTTAAGTAGTTTTGTAAAAGATGGAGATATGACTTTTTGCGAAAACGTGGGCGACGATTTAACGGAGGTGGCGAATATATGTGTAAAAGTCCTTCAGACAGGCTTGCTGCATTCGATCGCAGTCGACCGTTACGGCATGGAGCCGGTATTGCAAACGATTCAGAACATAATTACAGCCAGCAATTATGTTTGCCCGGCTGATTTATTTAAATCAATTCCTCAAGGCTTCCGAATGACTGGTGCCATTAAAGCCACGGAGCGTGCGCTTGCTAGTCGTTCAATGTGGCATGCCAATCAGCCGCTGATGAATTGGAATGTCGGTAACGCACGGGTTACTCAATCAGGTAATGCGATTCAGGTAACAAAACAGAATGCAGGTTCCGCCAAGATAGATAGCTTAATGGCGTTATTTGATGCAGTAACCATTATTGCGACAAATCCGCCGTCACAATCTAGTGAGGGTGTTGATTATTTTTTAAGCAATTACATTATAGGATAACTAAATGGCTAATTTGCAGGATACAGGCTTTTTTCGCCGCCTGATTAATGCTTTCAGGCCGCAGTTAAAGCTGGGTAAAGGCGATAGTATTCAGACAACCGGCAGCGCGGCCTCGGTTAGCGGGGTAGTAGTCACACCGGAAAAGGCGTTAAAACTGGCGGCAGTCTGGGCATGCATTAATTTACGTTCCGGGCTGGTGTCTACTTTACCGTTTGCGCTGAGAACAGCAGACAAAAAGATAGCGACTGATCACCCGCTATACGACCTTTTCCGTTATGCACCCAATGCGGATATGAATCCTTGCGAATTCTGGCAGGCATTGATGACATCTGTAGATATTCAGGGTAACGCATACGCAGAAATCAAGCGTAAGAATAACCGGGTAATTTCGCTGGAAGTACTGGACGCCGAACGCATGACAATAAAGCGGCTGAAAACCGGCGTAATCGAATACAAATATAACGAATTCGACGGCGACAGAGTAATAGCGGCGCGGGACGTTTTTCACCTGAAAGATTTTACACTGGACGGGATAGTGGGACTGTCACCGCTTACCTACGGCTCGGAAATTCTGGGGCTGCAAATTAATGCCAACGATACTACCGCATTTGATTACAAAAACCGGTTTAAAGGGCGTGATGTAATGGTTTACAACGGTATCGGAAACGGCAGCGCACCCATTCTGACAGAAGAACAGCGCGACAAAGCCAGGAAATGGATTCAGGATTTTACCGAAGCCAGTGAAGCCGGAAAAACGCCATTAATTGAAGCCGGATTCAGTTTGCAGAATCGCGCACCGTCATTAAGCCCGATTGATGCGCAACTACTGGAATCGCGCTTGTTCGGGATTGAGGAAATCTGCCGCTGTTTCGGTGTTCCGCCGCAATTAATCGGCCATACCAGTAAATCTTCCAGCTGGGCGTCCAGTTATGAAAACACCGTCCTGAGTTTTCAGTCGTTCGTCATGGTACCGAAGCTGACGCGGATAGAACAGACAATCATGCGCCGGCTGTTAAGCCCGGAAGAACGCAAAATATACACGCCCAAATTCAACACGGAGGGCTTGTTGCGAGCCTCACCGGAAAAGCGCGCCGGCTTTTACACCGCTATGGTGCAGAACGGTATTTATTCACGTAATCACGTTCGCGACCTTGAAGATCTACCGGCTGTTGAGGGTGGAGATGAGCTGACCGTACAGCTAAATATGGGCACGCTGAATCAGGCGGCAAAGGAATCAATAAAACAGAGGTGACGTTATGCAAAATAAGCAAATGGATATGCAGCTTAAGATTAAATCCGTCAATGATGACGGATTTTTTTCTGGCTATGGCTCAGTTAATTACAACAAGGATTCATACGGCGATATTGTCATGCCGGGCGCATTCGCAAAATCATTGAATGACTGGAATGCAAAAAACAAATGGCCGCCGGTACTGTTTAACCATAACAGGGATGAGATTATAGGCTGTTATACCAAGATGTATGAAGATACGCACGGGTTATATGTTGAGGGACGGTTACTGATTGACAGTATAAGCAAGGCGCGGGAAGTTCATGCCTTGCTTAAAGCGCAGGTAATTGACGGGCTGTCAATCGGTTATTGTACCGTTAAAAAAGAATATGACCGTGATAATGATGTCGTTAAATTACTGGAGGTAAAGCTATATGAGGTGTCCATCGTGACCTTTCCGGCCAATGATGAGGCCAGAATAAATTGTGTCAAATACGATTACGGGTTGCCGTCATCGGAACAGTTCAAAGAACTGTTAATAAAAAACGGATTCAACGCAGAACAGGCCGCTGTCATTCATGATAGCGGTTTTTTTTCGCTGTCAAAAAAGGCAGCACCAACCGGGCAGATGTCTGACATAGACAAAGCACTACAGATTTTACGAGGTGATTAAATGAGTGATGTAGCAGAAAAAAGCATAGTTGAACTAGCACAAGATCTGAAAAAAAAGCAGCAGGAAGTTAACGAAAACTATAAAAAGATTGAATCGGGATACGACGAAGTCAAGGGCAGAATGGACAAAGGCGAAAAAGTCGCGGATGAATTGAAGAGTGACCTTGACGTGGCGCTGAAAAATTATAACGGCCTAAAAACCCAGATTAGCGACATTGAGCAGGCGCTGGCACGCAATGAAGCCACGCCGTCGCGCAAAAAGTCTATAGGCGAAATAGTGACGGATTCTGAGCGGTTTAAAAACGTTGGTAATTTTTCACGTGAAGATCGTATCCGCGTTGATATCAATACCAAAGAGCTGGGCAGCGGTACTGGTGGTCAATTCGATACCAGCGCCGGCGCACTGGTGCAGCCGCATTATACTAATGTTGTACAACTTCCCAACCAGCGGCTGACGATACGTGACTTGCTGATGCCAGGGCGTACTGACAGCAATTTGATAACTGTACCCAGAGAAGATTTTTTTGATAATCAGGCAGATGTGGTAATAGAAGGAGAAAGAAAACCAGAATCAAACATTAACTATATACATGAAAGCGTTCCCGTAGTTACGGTTGCTCATTATATCAGAGCCTCTAAACAGATTCTGGATGATGCTTCTGGATTGCGGTCACAAATAGACGGCCGCCTGCAATACGGACTTAAGCTTAAAGAAGAAAGGCAATTGTTAAACGGTCGCGGCGGTAATGAGTTAACCGGCCTGATACCTAATGCAACAGCATTTAAAAATCCCACTTCAATGACGGAGTATAGTGCTATTGATCAGTTGCGTCTGGCTATGACACAGGTGATTTTAACTAACTACAGCGCAACCGGCCACGTACTAAACCCAGTGCAGTGGACAGAAATCGAACTCTCAAAAGATGACATCGGGCGCTATATTATCGGTAATCCGTATGGGAATGCGCAGCCGATGATGTGGGGACTGCCGGTAGTGGCGACACCGGCTATGGCTAATGGGCAATTTCTGACGGGGGCTTTTCAAATGGGCGCGCAGATTCATGACCGCTGGGAAATGACCGTTAATATCTCCTTTAGTAACGAGGATGACTTTGTACGAAATATGCTCACCATATTGTGCGAAGAACGGCTGGCGCTGGCTATTTATCATAGAGGCGCCTTTGTCACCGGTGCACTGACTGGCAGCAATCTAAATCCGGCTACTACCAGAAAAGAGGCCGCTAAAACTAAATAACTGAGCACTCCGCCCGGCGACGGGCGGCAGGGAATGCGTATGATTAGTATTGAAGAGGTACGCCAGAACTGCCGGATTGATGACGACAGCGAAGATGATTTATTAAAAATCTATCTGGCCGCCGCGCAGCAAGCGGTTATACAGTACACCGGGCGCAACTGGTACGCAGATGAAGTACCAGAATCCGACCCGAACGGCATGCTGTATAACAGCTCAGTTGATCTGGCGATGCTGCTACTCACGGCTAACTGGTACAAAAACCGGGAAGCAGTTACGGCGCTAAATTCCTCATATCTGAATTATGGTGTGAGCTATTTACTAGAGCCTTACCGGCTCATGTGGAGGTGAAGAATGAGTATAGCTGCAGGCAAGCTGGATAAGCGTGTATTGTTGCAGCGCCCTGAAAGCAGCAGAGGCGGTTTAGGCGGAATTGATCGTAAATGGATTGATGTCGGCTGGCTGTGGGCGAATCTGTCTTATCTGTCCGGGCGGGAGTTTCTTAAAAACGGCCTGAATGCTGAAAGCTGTAATGTTTCGGTGCAGATACGCAAAAGCAAACTAACGGCCGGAATCAGCCCGGAATGGCGTTTGGTTTATCAGGGCAAGGTTTTCAATATTCAGGCAGTTTTGCCGGATTCCGTGCATGCAGAAGTGATTAACCTGCCCTGTGTTGAGGGTATGAATGCGGGGTGATTATGAAGATAACAACCTCAGTAAAAGGGCTGGATAAGCTAAAGCAAAGAATCTGGAGCGTGCAAAAAGCCGCAAAAGGTGAACTGGCTAAAAAGGCAACCGGCAGAGGCAGTGCTGTTCTCCGCGACGAAGCTAAGAAAATTGTCTATACGGCACCTGATGATTATGTGGTGTACAACCGCGACGGTAAAGGCGGTAAAACCCGCACAGTTGTCAAGCCGGGGCATGTCGGGCGCAGTATCATTATGAAACGTATCCCTGCTTCAGAACGCCCGGGCTTAACCTCTAAGCACATTGTCACGGTGTCCAATTCACTGGAGATTCCAAAGGGTGCGCGGCAGATTGCCACTTTTGTGGAATATGGTATCAATATGCCGCAGCCACACCCGTTTATGAGCACTGCCTATTACAACAAAGGAAGTGAGGCCAAAAAGGAAGCATTTAAGGTTTTGCTGAAAGGAGTAAATGAAGCATGGAAAAAAGGGAGTGCGTGAAAAATGGAAGAACTGGCTATTTTTTACACCGTCATTAAGGATTTATTCGACGGGCGGGTTTATCCGGATGCAGTGCCGGCCAGTAATAACGCTGCTGATCCGGCGCAATGGCCGGCGGTGCGTTATATCCTTACTTCCGGAAAAGTGATTGCAACTAACTGCTATCAGGATTACAGCCCGCGGGTACAGGTAGATATTTACGCAAATTCCCCGGAAGAACGCGCTAAGGCGGTAGATCTAGTGATGGATACCATTAATCAATGCGACGAGCTGGCATGTTACTTGCAGACAGCACCGATTTTTATGATGGATTTTGACAGGAATAAATACCAGGCTACCTTTACGTACCTGATTAACTAACCCTTATTTTTTAACCAGCCACGGTTTTATACCGTGGCTTTTTTATGGAGTTTTAGTATGGCTAGTACTAAGCGAGGTTTGCCGTTTGTCGGTAAATCTTTAGTCTGCACTAAGCAGGCGGCAGCAGCAAATGCAATAACAGCATTGTCCAATACTGACCCGGCTATTGCCAGTGCGCTGGCGCACGGATTAAAAACCGGCGATGCTATCTGGCTGGAAAGCGAAAGCAACGAGGCAATAAACGGCTATTACCTGACAGAAGTAAGTAATGAAGACACCTTTGCGGTCATCGGGCTGGACGGAACAGATATCGGTACAGTGACAGATGCTAAATTTACCGCTCCGGAATGTTATCAGTTCTGCGATGTAAACAGTCTTAAAGTCGATGCAGTGAAAACTAAAGAGGATGATGCTACTACTATCTGCGATGAAGATCCTTACACTGAGGTAACTATAGAGGCCGGCAGTCTGAGCATGTCCGGGCTTTGGCAGCCGGATAAAGAAGTACAGGGAATACTGTATAAGATGGCTAAGGCGGGAGAGACTATATTTTTTATATATAAACCTAAACACAGCAAGGTAATGTTTGGTTATCAGTTAAAAATTACCAGTATGTCCAATGATGGTAAATCCAGGGAAAACTGGACATTTTCTCTGGACGGAAAAATTAACGGCACTATTCGTATGGTTAAAGTAGATACAGACAAGCAACCGACTACAAAACGCGGAGCAAAGTAACATGACAAATACAGTAAATATACCTGATGAAACTACCGATTACGCTAAAAGGGCTTATATCAGCAAAGCCAGCCAGTTTCTGGGTAAGCAGCTTGTTTATCCGGTGGAGGGCATAGCGCCGTTTGACGGCCTGTATGTCAAAATGCTTACAGTGAGCGAAATGACGGATTTTGCAGCCCGTTGTGACGAATTTAACGAAAACAATGAAGATGGTCTGGCCGGTATCCGCGAAAAAGCGCTAATGATTGTTGACAGTACCGGCAGGCCGATGTTTGACCCTGATAACCGCGAAGATGTGGAATTTTTACGCGATATGCCGGCACAGGTACTTATGGGCGTAAGAGATGCTTTTTTAAGTATTAACAGTGAGGACGGACTAAAAAAGTTACAGCCCGCGAAAAATTCATAATTGAACTGTCATTCTTATTGCATATACCAGCCAGTGAGATTGATAACTGGCCGCTCAGTGAATTTAACCGTTATCTGAGTTATTACCGGCGTTTTGGTTTTCCGCAGTGGCGTACTGAGCAGTCCATTGCCTTAAACACATTGATAACCGCCCGTGCGGCCGGCGATGACAGCCTGAAACTGGAAGACTTGTTATTGCCGTATAAAGCAGATGACGAGACAGAAGCTGAGGCGGAATATGATAATGAGAATGATATGGATGATGATGAATTAATAGCTATTTATGCACCGTTTTAAAAACAGCAGCTATACGCTGCTGTTTTTTTATCAGGAGTATGTATGGGATGTGATTGTAACCGGGCAGAACGGGCGCAACGGGACAGCCGGAGTAATTACGAGCAAAAAAAGGCCATTTGCGCGGCCTGCCCAAAAATCAACCGCTGGCAAAAGAACACAGCCGCTGGCGAGCCTTTGCACAATCTGGACAGGTGCAGTGAGTGCGGGTGTTTTATCAAACCTAAAGCCAGAATCTGGGGGCAGCATTGCCCGCTTGGTAACTGGTAGAAATAAAAGGTGTCACGATGCCTGATAATATCGACATAGGCTTTGGCCTTGATGCGAGGGGTTTTATTTCCGGTGCCCGCAGCTTAGAAGATCAGACTGTAAAGTCGACACAGGCATTAATGCGCGCTTTTCAGTCATCTGCCCGCAGTGTTAACGGGCTGTCTGACGCAATAATCGCCACCAAAGCGCAAACTCTGCTTAATCTTGGCGTCACTAAGGAGCAGGTAAACGCATTTAAGACATCTGCTGTTTCTTTACGCCAGTACAAAGAGGAATTAAAAAGGGTTGGCGAAGAGTATCAGAATGATTCTGCGAAGCTAGACGCCCATATGGCCAGATTTGGCAAGCAAAATAATCTACTCTCTCTGGCTACTATCAGGACGCGGGAATTAAAAGCCGAAGAAGCAGCATTGGCAGCACAGAGGGCTGCGCGCGCGACCGCTGATGCGGGCAAAACAGCCGGCAGCACCGGCGGGCGTTACCGGGCATTGAGTGAAGCCGGCAGCGGTACTATTGATACCAGAGGGATAGCTGACTTTAATGCCAGGATAGACGCAGCAACCGGCAAAGTTAAGCAACTGACCGTTGCCATGCTGGGTATTGGCAGCGTAAAACAGCTTGGCAATATGGCTGACGAATGGACAACAGTCAATAACCGCCTGAAACTGGTTATCAATTCTACCGCTGAACTGCAGCAGGTGCGCAGCCAGCTGATGGCAAGTGCCAACAATACCGGACAGGCAATCGGTACTGTAGCTGAGCTGTACAATAAATTAGCCATGTCGCAGGCGCAGACAGGTATAAGCGGCAGCAAGCTGCTGAAACTGACCGATACCATCAATAAATCAATGGTAATCGGCGGCGGTGCGGCTGAATCACAAGCGGCGGCACTGGTGCAGTTATCGCAGGCGTTCGCTTCCGGTACCTTGCGCGGTGAGGAATTAAATTCTGTTCTGGAGCAGGCGCCCGGACTAGCGCAGACACTGGCCAAAGGGCTTGGTGTCACAGTCGGTCAATTGCGTTCATTAGCGGCGGCCGGGAAATTAACCTCTGATGCTGTGGCTAATGCCATTTTGAAACAGGCGGATGATGTTAATGCGCAGTTTGCCAAGATGGATAAAACCATCGGGCAATCAGCAACGGTACTAAAAAACAAGGTAATGGCTTTTACCGGCGCCCTGAACGAAACCACTGGAGCCAGCCGGAAAGCCGGTGCGGCAATGGAATGGCTGGGTAACCATCTGGGCTTGTTATCAGCTGCCGCCGGTACTGTAGCTGCGGTTTATGCGGGTAAATATGCTGCCTCTGTAGCAATAGTGATTACGCGCAAGTATGCCGAAATTGCCGCGTCTGAGAAATCCGTAGCGGCCATGCTGAAAGAAGCTGCCGCCGCCAGATTACTGGCCGCTGCCAAGGCTGGCAGTGCGGGGGCGCCGGCTGGCGGTGCAGCAGGTGCAGCGGCTGGTGCTGCCAATGCAGCTGGTGCACTGAGTACAGCCGGCAGTGTTGCGGGCATGGCGGCTGGCGGTTGGGTTGGACTAGCGGTCGGATTAACAACAGCAGCGCTGACTTACTATCAAGTTAGTAAAGCGTCTGACGTAGCTACTAGCTCGCTAAAGGCGCAAACTGAATCTCTGGAAGAGTTAAAGAAAAAGTATGCCGAAGCAGATACAGTAGAAAAAGCGCACTTGAAAAATGAGGCGCAAAAAAACTATGACCAAGCCCTTAAGGATAGGAATAAATCAATAAACGGGCTGGTTAGGCAATCAGTAGATACATCTGCGTCAATATTCCACCGGCCGGAAGTATCGGAGGCGCAATTAATTCGGGCATGGAAAGAAGTTGACCAGCTGGAGAAAAAGTTAGCTAAAGGTGAAATCACCGCTGAGCAGTTCAAGAATGAAGTATCTAAGCTGTTTAATCTTCAACCGGGGTCAAAATCCATTAAGGCCATCGAGGAAAGGCTTTATCAGTCTGAACAGCACCGCAAAAAACTTGTCGAGTTTGGCAAGGAGCTAAACACTTACGGCGAAAATGTACCTACTTTTGAGACTGAGGCGGAAAAGCAAGCAGTTGTTGCCGAAGGTGTTAAAAAAATTGATGAGGCTTTTAAAAAACTAATTGATTCACAAAAACAGAGTAATGCTCAGCTCCAGAAGCAAAAGGAATTAATGGCCGGCGGTATGGCTGAAAATGTGGCGGCACAGGTAGCCAAACAGAGTACAGGACAGCTAAATGGCAAAGATGCGGAATTAAAAGAGTATACGCAATCCTTATTGCGGCAGGAAAACCTGCAAAAACAGATAGATAACATTAAATCAGTAACTGATACCCTGCAATCACTGGGTAAAAGCGCTGATGAGGCTAAAGCCGAACTGGAGGGCGGTAAAGATGGCCTGACACTGTTTCAACTGGCGTCCAAAGAAGCAACCAGCGCACAGATGGAGCAGGCAAAGCAATATCTGGCGCAAAACAAGGCTTACAAAGAACAGTTGCAGAATCAGCAGACACTGCAAGGCATGACGCAGCAAATGCAGGAAGCCTATGCTGAACTTGCCGGCGGTAAAGCCGGCCTGATTGCTTACCGGCTGAGCATGAATCATGCTACTGCTGAACAGATTAAGCAGGCGCAGGAGATGAATTCGCTTACCGAAGCGATTCAGAAGCAGCAATCTGTGATGGCCACCCTAAGCAGTTTACAAGAACAGGTCGCTACACTGGGTATGGATTCGGTACAGCGGCAGCTTTACAGCCTGCGCAAAGAGGGTGCAACACCTGAACAGTTGCGGCAGGCTGAGAATATGCTCAAGCAGATTAAATCCTTTGATGAGGCGCAGAAAGACACCAAGGCCGCAGCAAGGGATTTATCTGATGCCGCCTCTGCCCTGAAAGACAGCAGCCGTACAGAAGACAGCACAAAGCCGCTAAGTATATTCAGCAAGGAATACCGCGACCGCGAAGAGGCTTACTGGACAAAAAAACGGCAGGAAGAACGGGACGGCAGCAATATCGGTTTTCTGTCTGGTCGGCCGGCTGTTGTACCGGCATGGCAGAATAACGGCATAACGCAACCGCTCGGATTCCAGAATTTTAACCAGTCCGGCAAGAACGAAATGCTAAAACCAACAGAGTCTATTCTGATTAATCTGACCAACGGCAATAAAACCGTCACATTCAAAGCATTATTTAATCAGCCCGGCGGGGCGCGGGAATTCAAGGATTTATTTAATCAAACCCTGCATGAGACTGCAAGAGATCTAACTTAACACCGGCCTAACCAGCCGGTTTTTTATGAGGTTTAACATGTCATTCACCTTATACGCAGATGAGCAAATGACCAGAGAAGCGGTAAGCCCGTACCAACTGGATTTTAACGGCACAGGTAAGAATGAATTCCGGCTGTACTTCGGCAGTCCGTACAGTTACGAAACACTCAAGCCAAAATCAGACGAGCAGATTATGCTGATACCGGCTAGCCGGCTTAAAAAATGGCAGCCTGAAAGCGGTTACAGCTTCGGGAATATCGTTGAGCCTACTGTAGCCAACGGCTGCATGTACCAGGTAACAGGTAACGGCCGTACCAGCATTAATGAGCCGGCATGGAGTACTGAACTTAACAGCCAGTGCAGTTCTGGCGGTGTGATTTTTGTCAATATAGGCGCCAAATTTCAGCCGGAAGACATCAGGCTGTCACTGACACAAAGCGGGCTGGATAAAGCCACGCCGGGTGCTTTTCTGGCACTGGGCGGGCAATTACAAGGCGGTAAGGCAATTCCGGTTTTTATCCGGATTACCAACAATGACAACACACCGCGCAGTGACCGTTCTGACCCGTGCATTATTATCAGACTGAATGCAACAACCACAGAGACTATCGCGCACTCAGGTAAATTATAGGATTTATTATGCTTGGCCTGTCTTCACTCAATACCAACCTATTAGCCACTGATGACGGTATGCAACAGGGGACGGGTGCCGGTAAAGAACTGTTGCGCCTGAGTTGTAACGTAGAAGCCCGGCAGACAACCGGCGAATTATTAGCTATTGCCAACTACGTTTACAACACAGTCGACAGCGGCGGGGAATTACTGAGCATTGCGCAGATGGTTAATCCGGCCGGTGAGAGTGAACTAATACAGATTAGCCAGCAAATGCTCAACCCTTCCCAGCGGCGGTACATGCGCGCGAAATATGCCAAGGGTTTTGATGGGGAAAATTACGCAATCAGAATATTCATTGCGGGCACTGAGCTGTGTAATGTTGTGCGCACTTGTGAAGTGCATTTTACCGAAGACGAATCACCCACGGCGACCTTGTACCTGCTGGAGCCATGCGGCGCAGTTGAGTTATACCGTTACTTTAATCAGCAATTGGTCATTTATGCGCAGACGGATAAATACCTGTATCAGCTATTTTGTGGCATTGTCGACATACCAAAAATAGACTATTCCAGCCGGGTTCGCACCATTAGTGCCACCTACGACCGCAGTAAGGCAGTAGAAAAGCTGAATATCGATACGATTCACTGTATCGGCTATTGGTCATCTTCAATTTTTGGGGAAGAGAAAAGTTATGAGACTAAAAACGCCCAGCTCAGCGACCGCTTAAGCACCATTCCGGCAGCGCTGGATTTTGATGCTAAGGGGCAAATGCATTTAACCTCATGGTTACCAAAGAAAACCGCAGACTGGACGCTAGGCGATTGTGATATTTACACCGCCAATATGTCACTGGAATTAAGTAGCGCAGTATCAATTATTAACCGTATTGATATTGAGTTACATAACCAGTATGACCGGCTCATACATCGTGAAATATCATTTAATTATCGTTATTTGAACTTTATGAGTGATTACGATTACATCGTGAGAGTGGCGGCAGAAAGCCCGGCGCCGAAAGTAACCGAAGTACAAAGCGCGGCCAACGGCGGCGGCTGGACAACCGGGCAATGGGGTTTTAAAGGGACACCAAAACCCGGCTATTATAACGGCATACTGTGGCGCGCTGCCGAATACCGTTACAGTTACCAGCCCACCGGCGAAAAAGACGAAAACGGGCGTAACATCGTTAATGTTATTCAGATTCCGGACGGCAGCGACAGCGAACTGTATGCCCTGGCGGCAAGTTGGAAAGCCATGCGCCGCTGGAAACAGGCCATTGATGAAAAGTATATCATCACCGTGCAGAATCAGGCTTCTATTGCCATTCACGGCGAGAAAAAAGAAAAGGTGACTTATGGCATTAAGCACGAAAGCGAGAACGACAAAACCGCGCAGAACTGGGGCAATGAAAAGCATTACAAGATACCTAAAGGTACCTTGCAGCCGAACGGGGATTATTGCATTAACGTCGATAACGTTATCCCCGGCGAATACGCTAACGGCTATCAGGTAGCTGTACAGATAGCCTATACACGAATGCTGTCCAGTCACCGGCAGAACAGCATTAGCCTGGAAGCCAAATTCCTGCCGTTTGCCTGTCTGACAGATACCGTGCATATAGCCAGCCGGCGCTTTAATACTAACGTCAAAATTGCCGCCTTCACCCATAGATGGGACTTTACCACCAAGCGTGGCAAAACCGAGCTGACCGGCAAATTTTTTATGAATCCGGGCAGTTCAGCCACCGGATTTAGCCGGGAGCCGCAAGCGCCGGCGCGTCCGGTTCTGCCCTGTGAACAGTACCAGCGCAGCTTCACCCTGAAAGATTACGTTATCCCTTACGGCGTAGATGTCGTCGAACAAGATCCGAACGCGGACAAAGACGACGACGAAAAAATACCCGAAAAAGATGACAATTTCCCCAGTATCGGTACATCAAAATTCAGACTGTATAAATGCAACGGCTATGTGCGCAAAGAGACTGGCGACGTATTTAAGGGCGTTAAGACTAAACGCGGCTATGCGTTCAGGGTAGAGACACCGGATATTGAAGAGAAAAGCACCAATACACTGGAGATAGACGGCAGCGGCCAGACACTGAATCTGGATATACCGCATAACGAGCCCAATCCCAGCCTGACCTGTTAAAAGCGATTAACCACGATGAGTACAGTTGAAGAAGATTTGCGCAAATTACTGGGGCGGCGCCGACCGGGATATAAACCCGTCCCCGATCGCCAGCGCCAGCTTGGCAGTGCCGGCACCTGTAAGATTCCTTATGGCGGCGACCTACCGGACAGCAGCCCGTGCATGGATATTTATTCACTTCTGCATTTTAACGATGATACCGGCGAGCCATCAATAAACATGGCGCGGGTCATCGAAGGCTTGTTTGAAGTTCACAGCGGGCGACAGGTGCGGGTATTTCTTGACCCTGCCGCAAACGTCTGTGACGACGTCATGCATGCCAGCCCGTACACATGGTACAAATTGCAGTTAAAAAACCAGTACCGGGCAACGCTTAAGCGGACAATCAGCGATTATGACGCACCGCTGAACACAGCGCACTGGTGGCCGCCGCTGGATGTGCTCACCGCACCGTTAGCGGGCGGGCAAATGTCCATACTTAGGGCGGATTACGGCATGGCCACCCTGGAAGGGACAGTATATAAAATGCTGACGCAGAATGAATTAAACGCGCCGGCATTTTTTAGTACTGTCCCTTTGTCTTCCGGGTTACTGAAAAAAAGTCCGGAGCGGTACAAGCAAGCCGTGGAGGAAATTAATAATTACTTTTGTGGTTATTTAACCGAAGCCAACCACTACAACGATTCAGCATGGGCTGAGCTGTACTTTCGGTATAACAATCAAACGGAATTAGAGATAAGCAGCACAGACGGCAAAGCAACCCAGATACTTAATTTAACAGAGAGACGCGTGGGTAAAAAAATTCCGCACAGAGATGAAGTAGAACAATATTACAAATGGACATGCGCCAGTGCACCGCTGATTTACTGTACCGTGACTAACTGGACACTAGACGCAGATGAAGCATACTGGGGTATCGCACCGGAGCCGACAGGCTTATACGATTCGCGCTGGAAATGTGCGGACGACTTAGCCATAGGCGTAGATTTAATCAGCGAATATGCCCTGAAAAAAGCTGGTCTGAACTCAATCGACGATGTGAATGCCGGCAATGCGCCACAGGTAAAATTTGCTGATCACTTTATCCATTGCTTTGAAGATTCCGACGGCGTGCAACAGTTTATCGGTGGAAAGGATATCAGCCTGTATTGGCGTGACAAGTACGACGAGGAAGGGAAACCAACCACTGATAAAGATTACCAGCTGTTTACTACCGTCAAAGGCGACGGAATAACCCATCTGTGGAGTCTGGATATTTACCCGGATAGCAGCATTATTGACTTGCGATACAGCATTGCAGACGGCCTATTTATTCCCAATCACCCGCACGGCGATGATTTTTTGCCACCGCAATTACCGCTGGCTAATAAGCTGGAATTACAGGACGCCGCCGGCAATCGCTACAGCCTGACGGCTGACAATACCGGTTTTGTCCTAATTAGCGAACGGCTCAACGGTAGGCGCTGGAAAATCCTGCGTGATGATTATCAGCTGATCAGCTGATTAACCGAGGTACGCACATGAAACACTATATCAACAACTTTAATGTAACGTTACAGGAAGCACTGGACGCAGACAAAGAGTTCACTCAGTTAATCCTGGACGAAAGCGCAACCCAAAAAATAACCGACGTCTTACCGTATTGTTTCAACCAGTCCAGCCCTGAGCATTACATGCGCCTGACCTTGCAGAATATGGACGGGACAACGTACGAAGTAATAGACATCTGTAACGACGGCGGGAAATTATCCATCTGGCGAGCCGGCATGGAAGGTACCGCATGTGCCGCATGGCCGGCAGGCACGCAGGTACTGTGTGCGGCGACCGCAGCCAGCTTCCGTAACGACGGCGGAATGGCTGTTATTGAGCTTACAGATGCAATCAACTACGAGTTAAACGCACTGGAAATTGACGCATTGAACGGGCTTAATCAGGTGTTGCTGCCTCCATGGGATGAATCTGAAAACATGCCGGTTGTGATTTTCAACATGAAAGATGGAGACGAAATGCTACTGGAGTTTAAAGGCATTGACACTATCGACGAATTACCGGCATTTCTGAATGCTAGCCGCCTGGAGGGGGGAATATGAGCGTATTTGTCAAAGTCTATGCCCATCAGGGCTGGCGGTATTACCTGCCACTAGGCGTAGTTAAACCTGAGCCGGTAACTGTTCTGCCGTTTACCGCGGCTGAATATGATAATAACCGCGTCTGGACAGACAAGCTAACTGGGCGAAATCTGCTGGCACACGATGACACCGACCAGACTAGACGGATATACAAAATCATCGGCAATCCAAACGCATTGCTGCTTAACGGCTACCGCAATGATTCTGATTTACCGCTTGAAGACACCGCCAGCGCCTCCGGACTGTTCGGCAATGCGCTAACCATGCGCATTAAGCCGGGACAATTTCCGGGCAGCTCAATGCTGCTGTGTGTGCTGTACGGTAAAAAAGGCCGCAATAGCGAAAAGCTAATGGTTGCGGTTGAGGATTACCAGATTGTCACCTATTACATGGCGCTGGATGATGAATATAATGTCAAAAAAGCCGAAACCGGCATTTACATCAACGACAGTGACCAGTGGACGAGTATCGGGTTTAATTTTTGCAGCAATACCGATGCCGGGCTGGCTGGTGTATATGTCAACGGTGAGTATGAGCAAGTTGATATCCTGCCGCTGCAGCAATCCAATCAGTTCTGGATATTCAGTCTCACCGGTGAGGAAAACGCCTGGTATGAAGATGCACCGATTTACCCGTTTAACGGTGCCGTCTGTGATGTGCAGATATTTAAAAGCCCGCTGAGCGGCGAAGAGTTCGGCGCAATTCTGGGCAAATACGATGACAGCGAAGATGCCGGCGCACCATTTACCGAATTTGAAACCGGCGGAGAACTGATAAAGATGTTTATTGATGTAGCCTCAACTGAAAAGCCGCCATCAAGCAATAACGGTGACGGTGATGATGATATTGTAGTCATCTTACCGCCTAAACCCGGCGATAGTGGCGGCACAGATACGCCGCTAGGTCAATAAGATTAAAACTAAGTAGTTCAACAATACAGGCTGCCTGCGGGCAGCTTTTTTATGGAGTAAATATGTCATGACAAAAGCGATTAAATGGTTTTACTGGTTACTGGACTTCCGGTTTTTACCGGACAGACTGCAAAACTGGCTGTTCGGTACCGGCACGCGAATAATCGAAGTACTGAACGGATTCGCTATGCTGGGTTTTGCGCTGGTGTTCGGCCTGCATGGTGACGAAATAATTAAGGAGGATTTATACGGCAAATTCCCGCATTTATACCCTAAGGTGTTTGTGACCATTTTAATTGTGGTTGCTATCGGGCAGTTATTTACTGCCTTTTGTCATTCCAGCCGCAGCAATATTCTGTCCGGTTGCTGCCTGCTGTGGTCGGCACTGATCTGGTTTGTGATATCCGGTACGTTTATCGCCGCTTATCCGCCACTGTCTACAGGCATGACTACATACCCACTGATTGCCATTATATGCGCATTGGCCGGCAGGAATCTGATTAAAAACACGCAACAGGCAGAAGATAAAAAAGGCGGGAAATAATGAATGAGGTTTTTACACTGTCCAACTGTTTCGCCCTTGCTGGTGGCTTTCTCGGCTCGCTGGTAGTGTCTGATTATCGACGCTACGGGGTAATGCTTACTGTGACATTCATCATTATAGGGATGGTTTTTTCAGCCGCAGTAACAGAGTATTTCTTTACGCAGAATCACCCGTGGCTGTTTGCCGGTGCTGGGGTATTTGCTGGGATGGCCTCAAAATCTCTGTTAGACGCATTCAAAGCAACTGCGCCGAAGCTGGCTAAAAAACTGATCAATGCTGTGTGCAATAGGGCAGAAAAAATAATCGGTGATACAGATGATAAGCAGAAATAGGGTGCCGGCTGGTGGGCCGACTTGATTCTGTTATGCAATCAACTGCTATGATACATAGGTTTGGGTACCACCCTAAATTTATAATTATCAAATAGTTAGGAGTAAATATGGACGATTTGGGTACCACCCTGTTTTAGTATCTATTGTTTATAGTGATTTGATTGTGTAACAGATTCAAGCCAGCCATGTGCTGGTTTTTTCATGGCAAAAAAATACCCTCAATATGGAGGGATGTTGAGGGCTTAAAGGCAAGAATAGTTAATAATACATTAATAAATGGAAATAATCTATACACAGCAGCCGTTATGGCTGCTTTTTTATTCGTGAAAGGTTTAAAAGGTTAACTAATGAAAGAATTATCATGGATTAGTGAAGCGCGTAAATACATTGGTTTGCGTGAGATTAAAGGTGTTAAACATAACCCGACAATCATAAAATGGCTTGATGATATGGGTAAGTACGGTACGGAAAACAAAGCATGGTGGCGTGAAGATGAAACGCCCTGGTGCGGTTTATTTGTCGGGCATTGTTTGGGTGAAACCGGGCGGTATGTGGTCAAAAACTGGTTCAGGGCAAGAGAATGGGATAATGCTCAATTAATGACTAAGCTGGATAAGCCCGCATATGGCTGTATTGTTACTTTTACTCGGCAGGGTGGCGGTCATGTTGGTTTTGTTGTTGGCGTAGATGCAAAAAACAATCTGATGGTACTGGGCGGCAATCAGGGGGACGAGGTCAAAATTGCCGCTTTTTCACGCAGTAGGGTAACCGGTTATTACTGGCCGAGCATATGGTCAGGCAAGGCAGTTAAATCATCTCCTTTACCTGGTCGATATGCGCTCCCTGTTCTGACTTCTTCAGGAAAACTCAGTACTAATGAGGCGTAGTTATTAAAAAGTAAAGCCAGCGTTTTAGCTGGCTTTATCTATACTATGTATCTGATTTATTGATGTTGACATATATAGGTATTTGGTTGGTATTAATCTCTAGTTTCCCTTCAAATTTAATTTTACCTTTTATATAAATCGAAAATTCTGAATTGTCATCAATAATTACATCACCTTTAACAATAACATCGCCATTATGAACAATACTATCTTGTAATGTATCAACCACTACAGGTGTATCTGTGGGAGGTACTTGTTGTAACAGCCAATCTACAAAATCTGGATAGTCATCATCTAGTTCTGGTATTAATTTTGGCATTTCTGAGATTTTCGCACCATGAGGAAAAACCTCATTAAATGTATCAACAACAAATTTACGATCATCATTTTCAATGAATTTATTCTCATACTTTTCAACGATGTCACGGGTAATTATCAGCTCGTTTTCCAT